ATCCCCGGACTGATGAGCCTGCCATATCCGTATCCCTACCAAATGGAAAACTAACCATGCCAAGAATCAAAGTTACACGAACGATGTACGCCACCGTCTGCGAGACCACCGAGGTCTACATGGATGTGCCTGAGGGGCGAGACCCCGATGACTTCATCCTCGACATCGAGGCTGACAATCTTGCTGATGACCTGCTTGAGCAGGCTGAAGAGGATGCAGCCATCCAGTACGACAACGATGACCCGGAGGATGGGCCGGTGGCCCGCGAGAAGACGGTGTTCGTCGGCACGGAGCAATGCAACCGATATTACAACTGGAACGAATGCACCGACACCGAATGCGAGGTGACCAAATGAGCAAGCCAACCAAGAAATTCATCGTGACCTCATCCCAGATGGTGGAGGTCGTCAAGACGTGGGAGATCACTGTGCCTGACCTTGCCGAGGATTCCGTAACTCTTGCCTACGACATTGCCGAGGAGTGCGACCAACTGGGCTGGAAGGAGGCTTACCGATGGCGAAAACGAAATAGCCAATTGGGCAAGCCAACCAAATTTGACATCAACCACGTCCCGGTGGAAGACATCGAGATTGAGTGGTCCATCAAAGAAAAGGAGAACGACCAATGACCTGCTGGAAACCAATGCCACTTGACGAAACCATCCCCGCGTACCGTATCGCAGCAGTGCTGCGGGAGCAGATGCCCGACCCGCAGAAGTGGTTCGGGTTGGAAGACTCGCACACCCGTGAGGACTACTTTGGCTGCGATGTCAAAGCCACGAAGATCGACACGTTCTGTCGGCACATGGGCATCTGGAATGCAACCTGCCAGAAGATCGCAGATGAATTTGGGTATGACAACCCCGACTTCGACGGTGAGCAGTTCTTCAAGCAGTGCCTTGATTCTCGCAAGGCCAAGATGATGGATGTGTTTATCTCGCCTGCCGAGTACCCCACAACGTGGGCTGGCAGCAAGGGCGGCTTCTGCGGTGCGACGTTCGTCACCGGCTGGCCCAACAACGACGGTGTAACCAAGCCATACGACTTGGATGAAGTCAAGCCTGAAGAGAGGGATGACCAATGAACAAGTTTACAGTATTCACACGTACTTGGTGGCGAGAGAACCCAGACTGGCCCGATGGTCTGGAACCTTGCATCGGGCCGAAGCGGACCATCGGTCGATGCCAGACCATCGGGCAGGCACGGGAGATGTGTCGGCAGTACAACCAGACCACGGGCCAGACCAAAGCCAACCGGCGGCTGTCCCGCAAAGCAGAATTCACGGAGGACTGAGCGATGAACATTGACCAACTTATCCCTGACGGTTGGACCACCAATCGCGACCTTTGCGAGGAGGCTGTCAAGATGCTCGACAAGTTTGACTCGGATTGGACCTACAACATTGTCCGCACCCGGAACAAAAAGTTCGGGGAAATGTATTCCATCTTGATCATGGATGAGGATGGTGAAGTGGTTCGTCGGGTGTACCCACGACCAGCGTAAATCTCCGATGGGAAGAAGACACCCCCGCATTGAGCGGGGGTGTCGGATCCCTACCACGGAGATCAGCAGCAAGCATATCAGGAACCAACCAATGATTGAAGTACAACTAAATTCCAATGGGGATTACTGGCAATTGTCTTGGACAGACCCCACCGGGAAGCGTATCCGGCGTGGCATCGGCCACAAATCCAAGGTCAACCGCAGGACTGCGAAAGCCCGCAGACTCGAATTGCAAATCAGCCTCAACGAAAATCGAGGACAACAGGGTTCAGCTCGGTCCCCTTGGGTCATGTGGAGCGAGCGATACTTGGTCAATCGAACTGCGGAGTTGATGCCCAAAACGATTGCCATGCACCATCAGGTGGTCAGGCTTCTGACCGAGAATGCGTACCGATCGCACGAACTGGTCATGGCGCTCACGCCTGCCCGAGCCAACGATGTCGTAGCCTCCTGGCGCACGCTTGTGGGTCCAGCCACCGTGGCCAAGTGGGTCCGCATCGCGAAGACCGTGTTCACCCACGCCCTCAACGAAGGCGAGGTTCTCATGAATCCATTCGCACACATATCCGGCGCGGAGCCAACGCCAGCCCAGCGGGAGCGGCACGTCACCATTGAGGACGTGACCAAGGTGACGCAGTATCTGCTGGAGCAGAAGCCCAAGACCGCCGCTGGGTGGGAGGGATTCAAGACCCGTGCTGGCGTGGCGCTCATGGTCCAACTTGGGTACTGGACCGGCATGCGTACGGGCGAGTGCCGACACACCGCCGGTATTCTGATTCACGGACACCAAGAGTTGGACGAGGATCGGTACATCCTGTACCCGCGTGGCGAGTACGAGACCACCAAACAGAAGCAGCGGGTCATCCGCATCGAGCCGACCCTTCGCCTCTGGTGGAAGCAGCATGGCAAGTACCTCCAGACCATGGGAAAAAAGCCATCGAATCCATACCGAGTGGTAAAGGACGCCATGGAAGTGGTCGATGTAGAACCGTTCACGTTCGCAGATCTACGCCGCACCCGCGATGTGGTCTGGCATCAAACGTATCCGTCGCACGTCTGCAACGTGTGGCTTGGACACTCTGAGCGCGTTGCTCAGAAGCATTACTTATCCGTATCGGAGGAACACTACTCATGATTTCTTTATTGATTGCAGCTTTTGCAACGGTCGACATGACCAAGTTTGAAGACGCGGTGTGGTTCGTTGAGACCAGCCGCAGAGAGGGAATGATCTGGGGAGACCAAGGCCGCAGCCTCGGGCCTCTTCAGGTGTCAAGAGCGTGCCACCACGACGCGCTGGAATTCGACCCCAGCATCGGTGGCAAGTACGAGGACTGCCAGCACCTGGAGTACTCACTCAAGATTCAGCGAGCGTATCTGGCCCGGTACTGCACAGAGAAACGCCTGGGTAGGAAGCCCACCAACATGGACAAGGCACGCACTTGGGTGGGTGGTCCTCGAGGTCCGTGGCGTAAGTCATCACTGGAGTACGCTCGCAAAGTTATCCGTGCAATTGACAATTCCCCGCTTGCAAGTTGGGGACAAGCAGAGTACAAGACAACCATAGGAGGTTTGAAATGAACCAGATTCAACCGTATGACCCAGTTCAGTTGGGTGCTATCTTCGCCCAGTCGGGCATGTTCCCTGACGCCCGCAACGCTGCCCAATGTGCCACCAAGTTGGCGGTCGGGCAAGGCTTGGGCCTCACTCCGTACGACGCCATGGCTGGCCTTCACGTCATCAATGGCAAGGTCGTCTTGGCTGCGAACCTTATGGCTGCTGCGATCAAGCGGTCGGGCAAGTACGATTATCGTGCTGAGACCACGACCGAGTATTGCCGCATCACCTTTGTGAACCTTGGGACCGGCGAAGAAATCGGGGTCACAGAGTTCTCGATGCAGGATGCAGGCAGGGCCGGTCTGGGTGGGGCCAACTGGAAAAAATTTCCCAAGGCAATGTTGTTTGCAAGAGCGATCAGTGCAGGCTATCGTGAGCATTGCCCTGATGCACTGGGTGCTGCACCCGTGTATGTTGAGTCTGAAGGTGAGACCGAACTTGGTGTATCACTTGAAGAACACAAGGCTACGCAGGAGTCATTGCCTGCATCTCCCCCGCCGGAGGCTCCCCACTCCGGCGGGAACCGTACCTCCGAGTCACCTCCCAGAACCCCGACGCCTCGTCCACCCTTGGCGTCGGGGGCAGGGGGTGGCGATGCGGTCAACGAAGACGGCAGTCACAACATTGTCCAAGTCGAACTTGATGTCGAGCTGCAAAGCAAGGCAGGCAAGACATACACGAAGCACTTCGTCCACCTTGCTGACGGTTCCAAGATGGGAACCATGAAGCGGTGGGTCGCAGTGAAGGTGATGAATGACTACGAGGCTGGCAAGCCAATCCGCCTCGAGTACACCGAGACCCAGTGGGGCAGTGACCTTGAGGGTCACGAAGTTATCCTGCCCGAATCTGGCAAGGCCGTTGAACCAGAGGTGATCGAGCCGGTCGCCTCGCAAGATGATCTGCCGTTCTGATGCGTGAACTCCGACCCATTCAATCGGAGCAAGTGGATGCGGTGGTGACGGGGTTCCGTCGCCACCCATCCCAATTGCTGATCAGTCCGACCGGCACAGGCAAGACCGTAATCATCACTTCCATCGTCGACAAGGCGAGGGCGGGCAACGTGCTGGTGCTGGCTCACCGCGAGGAGTTGGTGATGCAGCTTTGGCAAACGATGACCGACGCCGGCATCGATGTTGGCATTGAGATGAACACCAAGACCACGTTGGATCAGGGATTGTTATCCCGGCCACGGGTTGTGGTCGCATCAGTCGCCAGCATCACAAGCGGCAGCAGGCTTGAGCATGTGGTCACGAACCCAGACCACTGGAGCCTGACCGTCATTGACGAAGCCCACCATGCTGCGGCCAAGTCGTACCGCAAAATCCTGGCGCACATGTTCAAGAACTCCAGCCACAAGTTGCTCGGGGTTACGGCTACCCCTGACCGCATGGACAAGCGGAGCCTCCTCGAGATCTTCGACACCGTCTCCCATGAGTACACGCTCAAGCAGGCGATGGATGACGGCTACCTTGTCCCGATCAAGTACCGGGTGGTCGAGGTGAAGTCGATTGATTTGGACCAGGTGCGAAGCACTGCCGGTGACCTCAACAAGCTGGAGGTCTCCCGAATCATGGGGCAGGAGAAGCACCTGCATGCGGTGGCTGAACCAACACGGGAACTTGCTGCCGGCAAGCGGGCGGTGATCTTCTGCGTGTCAGTCGATCAGGCCACACGCCTGGCAGAGATACTCAACCGCGCTGAACCTGACAGTGCCGTTGCCGTATCCGGCTTGACTCCAGCGGACGAGAGACAGATCTCGTTCCAACAATTCTCGGAAGGCAAGATCCGATACCTCTGCAACTGCATGATTGCGACCGAGGGATGGGACTGCCCCGAGTGTGAAGTGGTGGTACTCGCACGTCCAACAAAGAGCAGGGCGCTGTATGCCCAAATGGTTGGTCGCGGTCTCCGTCCTCTCCCTGACGTGCTGTCGTCGGCGGGTGGATCTGACGGGGAGAGACGGGCCGCGATCGCCAGCTCTGACAAGCCAGAATGTTTGGTGCTTGACTTCGTTGGCAACTGCTCAAAGCACCGGCTGGCCAACGCCTTCGACCTGATCGAGCCTGACTCTGGGCCAAGGTTGAACCGTGCCAAGCGTATCGCCGCCACCAAGGATGAGGCTGTCGACCTCGAGGATTGCCTCGAAGAAGCAGACGAATCCCTGGAGGAGGACGCACGTCAGTTGGAGCGGGAACGTGAGGAGCGGCGGGCGGTGGTCCGAGCAAGGGTTGACTTCGGCTCCACCGTGGTTGATCCGTTTGCTGTGCTTGACATGGATGCACCGACTCTGCCATCCGAGGACGAGGCGCTGGCGACCGATCGTCAGTGTGACTTCCTAAGCAAGTGGAAAGTTGACGCACGCTTTATGCGTAAGTCAGATGCCACCAAGTTGCAGAGGGAGATCTTCCGCCGGCAGAAGCACGGACTCTGCACCATCGCACAGTGCAGGATTCTGAAAGCGTACGGTGTTCAAGACACCGAGATTACCAAGGCGAAAGCCAGTGAGCTGATTGACTACTACATCAACGGAGGAAAGCAAAGTGTCTGATTTTAGTAAGCCACCCAAAGCAACCGAACCTGAAACCGATCCATACTTGGTTGGTGACATTACTGAAGCAAACGAAAAGATCCAGCACCAAAGAGAGTGCCTTCACATGGACGAAGAGATTCAACCAGGTCTGATGGTCTGCAAAAACTGTGGCCGGGCTGTGCGGCTCGATGACTGATGGAGGTGATTGATGAAAGGGTGGAAGCGGGTTGACGCGAGGAATCCATGCGTAGTCTGCGGTAAGAAATCTTGGTGTGGAGTCGCCCCGGACGGCGCACTGCTTTGCATGAGAAGCAACACACCACCGAGCGGATATGTCATAGTGCCATACAAGAAGTCCGGCACACTGTTCCGTCCCAAGGAGGACTCAAGGATGAGTAAGTACAAAGTATCGCCAGCGAACGAGAGGCAGTACCTCGGTCGCACCTTCGGCTCCAAAGCAGAGATGGAGTACTGCAAGATGCTCGAGGACTCTGTCAAGACTGGCTCGATCATGGACTACATTTGCCAGCCCCGTGTCTGGCTTGGCGTACCTGAGAACGTGTACGTTCCAGACTTCTTCGTAATACCTCACCCGTCCATTGGCATGGGGTGGTACGTTGATGTGAAGGGAGTCGAGACAGCCAAGTTCAAAAAGGACAAGAAACTCTGGGCTGCGTACGGTCGAGGCAAACTCAAGATCGTTAAGCGCCAGGGTTCAGGCTTCAAAGAAGTGGAGGTGATCAATGCCGCTCCGAGTAGGTGACGCACTGGTCGACTCCAAACTTGGAGAGCAGATATCACTTGAGATTGACGCTATCCAAATGGGAGTCCAAAGGTATCGCAAGTTATGCGATGAAGCGGTGGCTCGAGGAGAAGCTGGCAGCTTGAAGCCAGTCGAGCGGTTGATCGTCAGTTGGTTCCCATGGCTGGTCAACCGAATCAAGCATGAGCAAGATGAAATACTTGCAGGGAACGCAGGCAACGGCCGGGCCATTGGAGGTCCGGTCGTTTGTTCTTTAGATGTCGACCGCTTGGCTGTGATCACACTGAACACCATGCTCGGTCGCTGTGTCCAAGAGCCTGCTGGCGATCTGTTCATGAAGATGGCGTATGCCGTTGGCAACGCAGTCATCGCAGAGATCCATCACGACATGATCAGGGACCACGACCGCCGGGACATGGAGGCGCTCGACTCCAGGTTCAGACGGATCACGCCAGCCCGCGTGAACCACTGGGCGAAGAACTCTCTGGATGACCACCTATGGAATCGCAAAGCCTGCGTGACCACTGGCTCCATCCTGATCAACTGTGCCGTTGAGATCTGCACCTTGCCGGCAGAGGTGGACGACGAGGTCGTCATGCAGAAGTCATTCATTCACGAGCGGCAGTGGCGGGACAAAAAGCAGAAAGGCTGCATCCGTTTGAGTGACGCAACCTTCAGGGCCATCGAGGATGGACACATGTTCCGTCAGCACTTGCGGCCAAGGTTCATGCCCATGCTGGTCCCACCATACGAGTGGTGCGATGAGTTGCGTGGGGGGTATGTCAATGTCAAGACCCCTCTCATCTCCAAGCCGACCTCCGACCAGATGACTGCATTGGAGGAGAGCAACACCGAGGTGCTGTACCAGTCCCTGAACGCAATCAACTCCACAGCTTGGAAGGTTAATGACTTCGTGCTGGATGTGATGAGCAAACTCTGGGACCAAGGCGGAGGGTCTGCTGGCATACCGCGTGCCGACCTGGTTCCGATGCCGCCGAAGCCCATCGATATCGAGACCAATGAAGAAAGCCTGAAGCGATGGAAGCAGGAGGCTCACGATATCCATGGCAAAAACGCCAGCATCAGAGGCCAGCGGATTGAGTTCGTGCAGAAGATATCGATGGCACAGCGGATGCTTGAGAAGGATGCGTTCTACTTTCCGCATCAAATGTGCTTTCGATTCAGGTACTACCCGATCCCGGTTTGGCTGAATCACCATGGCAACGACTCATCCCGTGGGCTGCTTCACTTTGCAAAGCAAGTTGAGCTGACAGACAGCGGTCGCCGTTGGCTACTGATCCACGCCGCAAACATGTGGGGCTACGACAAGGCAGACTTCGATGGTCGCATCCAGTATGTGAAAGACATGGCATCTCAAATCAAGATGACGGCCAAAGATCCCATGTCGATGGTGGAGTGGTGGAGCCAGGCAGACAAGCCGTTCCAGTTTCTTGCCGCATGCAAGGCGCTTTGCGATGACAGGTATGGCTCACGTCTTGCGGTCCACATTGACGGAAGTTGCAACGGGACTCAGCACTACTGTGCCGCAGCTCGGGATGCCGAAGGTGGCAAGTGGGTGAACCTGATCCCAAGCGACTCACCTCAAGATGCATACGAGGAAGTGAGGCGAGTGGCCCAGTTGAATATCGAGGCTGACTCCAACCCGATGTCGGACGAGGTGTTGCCGTACCTCACCCGCAGCGTGATCAAGCAGCCGGTCATGACTTCCAACTACAACGTCACTCGCATTGGTGCGAAGGACCAGGTGAAGCAGAAGCTGAAGGATGCTGAGTTCCCGAACGAACGACTCAAGCCCTGCTCGATGTACTTGGCGAACGTAACCTTGGACTCTCTTGGCGACGTGTTCACTGGCCCGCAGAAGTTGATGCGTTGGATCGAGGAATCGACCAAGTCAATCTGCAAGGTGTACCCCAGCGTTGGCCTGAAGTGGAAGACTCCCATGGGTGTGGTGGCTGTCCAGCCATACCGCCAGACCAAGCGGGTCGAGGTAAAGACCGTAATGCAGCGTGTGATCCTGGGGCATAGGCGTGAAGACCTGCCGGTGTCCAAGGGCAAGCAGCGTCAGGGTGGCCCGCCAAACATAGTCCACTCTTGGGATGGCGCTCACGAAGGGATGGTTGCAATCATCTGCTTTGATGAGGAGATTGACTTTGCCGGCATCCACGATGCGTACCTTGCCCACGCTGAGAACATGGACCGGGTGGTTGAAATCACGAAGGAACAATTCATCGAGCTGCATGACCAAGATCAGATTGATGAGATCTACAAGTTCTGGAAATTCAACTACCCTCTCGCGGATATTGAACCCCCACCGCCGAAAGGCAAACTCGATTTACAGGAGATTATGAACAGTGACTACTTCTTCTCTTGAGTGTTCCCCGGATAATGGAACAAAACCGCTCAGGCTTTACTTCGTTAAAGGCTGGGGTTTAGGAGACTTCATTCGCCGCATGGGCTGGCGCTGGACGATGCGACGACCAGGTGTCTTGCTTGGCTGCATTGGATCCTCTGTGATTGCCAAGGTATTTCACAGTGATATGCGGCACGTCGTCATGGCATGCGATGGGCAGGTGGTCGACCACCAGTTCAGGACGACACTCGTCATGGATGAGCAGCGGTTCGCGAAGGCGTACCCCAACATCATTGGGTGGGTTGATATCCCGGTACGCCGCTGCTGGTCTTTCGACGAGTTGAATCTCAAGCGCCGTCCTATGTGGCTCGAGTTTATTCTGAGCAACGTGCGATACTACGGAACCCTGTTTACTTGGGGTGCTTGGCAGGGAAAGACTTGCCTCACAAACATTTATGTGGCCATGAAGCAGGGGGCTGGGATCGAAGTTCCGTCCCACGTTTGGGCTGGCCCAGTACTGGCCACTTGGCTTTTGGAGAATGGATATGTCTGGAACATCCTCGTTGCCGACAAGGCTACCACTGACGGTGGATCAACTGATACGGGAGCTGGACCAGGTTGTAAAGCCTCCGATTGTGCAGACTCCGGGCTGTCTGAACCAACCGAATCATCTGATATTTGACGCCGGCAGGAGGTCGGTTGTCGACGAACTCTTAAGACTCTTAGAAAGGGAAAGCAATGGGCGCACCTGATATCGAAGTTCCACCGCCACCTCCACCCCCACCTTTGCCAGCGAAAACCACCGAGCCTGCCCCGTTCAAAGAGACGGACGAGGACGATGACACCCGTCGTCGAGGCTCACGAACTGCCCTCAGAATTCCAACATACGGGGCTGGTTCTGGTGTGAACCCGAACTGATATGCTTCCATCAATCCGTGCTGCGTTCGAGCGAGATGACAGCGAACGCGGTGATTCTCTGGACAAGGCACGCTTGTGTGCCGAACTGACCAAGCCTCACATCCTCCCCCCCGAGGGCTGGAACGATGGTGAAACTTTGCCCCAGGCTTTCAGCGCCCTTGCAAGCCGTGGCATCACCAACCTGGAGGGTCGCCTCCTCTTGGCTTTGTTCCCAACTGGCCAGCCATTCTTCCGGCTGAAGCCAGCGACCAAGTTTAAGTTCGATCCAGAGGTGGACCCCAGCCTGCTCCAATCATTTGAAGACAAGTTGAGAATCCATGAAATGATCATGCTTGCCAAGTTGGAGAAGGACGACAGCGATGGTGGGACCAACGCCCGCCGTGCTGGCTTCAGGTCTCGGATGCGGTCTGCTATCTCGCAGCTTCTGGTGACCGGGGACGTGCTGATCCAGATGACGGATGAGTACCAGATCCGAATCCACCGCCGGGACAACTATGTCGTGCGGCGTAGCACCTCGGGTGATGTGATGTACATGATCACCCGTGAGCAGGTGGACTCACTCTCTCTGTCTCCCGAGCAGATCGAAATGATTGGCTTGGATCTGGAGACCGAGATGAACACTCCGGCCTACGACCGGATGCAAGATCTCTACACCAAGTGCGAGTGGAACCCGATGTCCAAACGCTGGGTGGTGGAGCAGCAGGTCAAAGATGTGACGATCGTGACCTCCGAGGAGAAGGTCTCACCGTACTTTGCTATCCCGTATTCCCTGCCCCCGACTGGACACTACGGTCGAGGAATCATTGAGGAGAATCTGGGCGACGTGCGTGCCATCAACGAGTTGACCGAGCGGCTTCTTGACTTTGCCGCCCTCAGCTCCAAGCACCTCTTCGCCTTGGATTACTCGAGTCAGGTCCGACCCCAGGATCTGGCGTTGCCAACCGGCTCCGTATTCCAAGCGAGGGTTCAGGGAGGGCAGGTCACCGATGTGGGCATCCTCCGCACCGACCGTGCCGGCGACTTCGGCGTGGTCCAGAACGTGCGGGAATCTCTGTCGCGTGACCTGTCCAAGGTCATGATGATGGAAGCCGAGCAACTGCCGACATATGAACGTGCCTCCCGGCTCCACGTTGAGAGGGTCGCAATGGAACTAGAAGGCGCTCTGGGCGGCGTCTACGCTCCGATAGCAGATGCCCTTCAGATCCCACTGGTCGAGCGTCTGATGCACCTCCTGGAGCGGGACGGGGTCATGCCAGCCCTGCCGGCAGACTCGGTCGAGGTCGAGGCTGTGACCGGCATCTCGGCCCTGTCTCGAGAGGGCGACCAGCAGAAGCTGCTGCAACTGTTGCAGACCATCGCACAGATGGGGCCGGACATGATGCAGCGATTCGACCGCAGCCTCTTGCTCGACATCTTGGTCAGGCACTCTGGGGTCTACGAACCTGGTCTGGTCAAGTCCGAAGAGGTAATGCAGCAGGAGACTGCCCAGCAACAGCAACAACAAATCATGCAGACTGCCGGCCAACAGGTGGCACAGTCTGGAGGTCAAGCCCTCGTCGAAGCGGCGATGGGCCAAATGGAGAATCCAAATGTCTGAAGGAGAAGTTCAAGGCACGGATCTTTCGATCCAGTCGCCAGGCGGTGCGCCGAAAGCAGAGGCCCAGGTCGAAGAGGCTGCTATGCCAGCCACTGGGTCCGTCGAGGTCGAGCATCAAAAGCAATACGCTGGCAAGTTCAACTCGCCAGAGGATCTCGAGAAGTCATACCTGGAGTTGCAGAAGAAGATGGGCGAACGCCCAGACAACAGCCAACTTGGGCTGGATGCTTTGATGCAGCAGGCAGGAGTCAGCGGAGAGGAGATTGGAACCAACTGGGTCAACGACGGAAAGCTCACCGACGAGCAGTACCAGAAGTTGTCTGGCGTTGGATTCAACAGAGAGATTGTCGACCAGTTCCTGCGTGGCCAAGCAGCCATCTCGCAGAACACTGGCTACGAAGTCCAGCAAGCAAAGAGCCGTGCGTCAACCATTGCCGGCGGCGAAGAGCAGTTGGAGAACCTATTCAACTGGGCTGGCCAGAATCTGCCTGCCGACAAAGTTGATTCGCTGAACCAAAGGCTTGCCGACCCACGTCAGTACGAGTCGGCGGTCAAAGAGTTGATGTTTGATTGGAAGCAGGCCAGCGGCAGTGGCATGACCCAGGAACTGGTGCAAGGCACGCCAATGCCCAACACCATGTCTGGATTTGAAACAGTCGATGAGTACGTCAAAGCAGCGGCAGAGGCAAGACAGAATGGCTTCAATGCCGCATATCTGAAGAGGCTTTCAAACACACCCGAACACATCATCAGAGGAGTTGATCGATGAGACGAGACCCAAGACTTATAAAGCGTGCTGCCGTTCTTGAAATGAAGCACAACTTGAGACCTAGGTTCGCACACCTATCCAACGCCGGTGGCGTTGTATGCGAGCTGGTTGATGTCAAAACTGAAAAGGCGGTACACAGTGCAAAAGGTACAACAGAAGAAGATTCATTCCGACTTGCACTTGAATCCTTCGTGCCGCAGGGAACCAAAGAAGAGACCCTCACCAAGGACAATGCAGATCTCACTGAGAAGATCAAGGATCTGGAGTCCAAACTGGCGGCTCAACAATCTGATGAAGCAACGGAAACGGATCAACCTGATTCGCCGGCTACTGAAGATGACGATGCCGACTGGGATGTGAACGAAGGCACTCTCTAACAAATCAACTCAAGCCCGTAAGGCTAGGGATACCGCGTAAGCGCCCCGAAGCGTACGGATACCTTGGACTGTTACCTCTACTCTTACACCTCTTACAAAAAGGAAAGTCATTATGACTCTCGATCTCCCTTCAGGTGCAGGCGCAGGACCAACCGCAGTCCCATTCGGCGCTACTCGCACCCTCTCCGATAAATTCGGTGCTGACAGCCGTGCGCTTGCACTGAAGATTTTCTCAGGCACAACGCTTGAGCAGTTCTACACCAACTCCGTCTTCTACGATCGCATGGGCGAGTTCATCGCACAGCGTCAACTTGACGGCGGACACGTCGCTCAGTTCCCAGTCATCGGTGATGACATTGATCTCTTCAACGCGCTTGAAGACAATGCAGACACCACTGACGGCCCCTTCACTGACGCAGACGACGTTGCCTCTGAAGGTGGCCTCAAGGCTGGCTACCACAACCCAGGCGACTTCATCACTGGTAAGAAAATCAAGATGTCCGAGAAGACTGTCCGCGTGGACGACGTTCTTGTGGCTGCGATTGACGTGCCATTTGCCGACCTGGACCTCACCCACTTTGACGTGCTGACCCCGTTCAGCCAGAAGCTGGGTCGTTCACTTGCAACTGACCTCGACCGCAAGATTGCGGCGATTGCCCTCAAGGCTGCTACCACCGCTGCTATTGCTGGTGTGATGCCGGGCGGTCAAGTTGTTGAAAATACGGTTTCCGGCGGTAGTGGTATTGCCTCGTTCTTTGCCGACAGTTCTGGTGGTTCGACTGCGTTCAGAAACGACGTTGCCACTTTGGCTCGTCAGTTTGACGAAGACAACGTTCCGCAAGAAGGTCGATTCTTGTTCATTCCTCCTTACATCCGTTCAATCTTGCGTCACGAACAAGACATCTTCAATCGTGACTTCAACGACGGATCTGTTGCAGGAACCCTCAACACCCGAACCATCGGCGTGCTTGAAGGCTTCCAGTTGATCTTGACCAATAACCTTCCTGGTGATTGGACTGGAACGACCAACAGACGTTACGAATTCATTGACACTGAATTCAGCAAGTACGACTTCGAGTGTGGTCTTACTGCGGCCGGCCAAAAGCGACCTGCTGCTATTGCACTTTGCGGTGCAGGCATGGGTCAGCCCGCTATCGGCATGGTGCAAGCCTCCGGTATGCGGACTGTCATTGAAGATGACGAGCGTCGTAACGTGAAGTTCATGAAGGCTCAAATGCACGTTGGCTTCGATGTGTTGGCTCCGTTCTGTTCCGGCGTCATCAACATGGCCCGATCGTAATCCTTCTCCTTTCTCTTCTCCTCCAGCCACCTCTCGGTCCTTCGGGGCCGAGAGGATGGTGGGGGCTTTGGGTATCGTCATGACCGTCAATTCAGACCGTACAGTTTCACTGAGCGCAAAAGATTGGTGCGGCATCCTCGCATCAATCATGACCATTCTTGGATCGTTGTTCGCGGTGTACATACATCATGACCGACAACTGAGTGTCATCATGACACGTCAGGAGATGGTCATCGAACGAATCAACCGAATCGAAGACAAGCAGGACCAAATTCAAAATGCCAACTTCACAACTTCTTCTAACTGAAAAAGCCAAAGCGGTGCTTTACCCCAGCACCTTTACTAATGCCACAACTGTCGGCGTGAGCAACAGCCAGTCTGGCCTTTCATGCTCTTACGCAAATCTGGCCAAGGTAAGCGTGGCTGCGACTGGTACAGCAGACAACGACCAGATCCGTTTGTACGCCTTTGGGGTCAACACACTTACTTCTGGTTCAACCACCACATACGTTCCTCACTTCATTGGTAAGTTCCTCTGCACCTTCGGCACAAAGACTGGCGTGTCCAGTGGCGTGCTGACTGAGAATGAAGACTTTGTAGACACCTTTGCCAAAGAAGAGGGAGACTCCAGTACTCGAATCAGCAACGGAACCAACGAAATCGCCACGCTGACTATCGACCTCCAAGGTGCTGAGTACCTGGTGCTAACGATGAGTGACGCTGGGCTGACCTTTGGCGGCTCGGCACGATTCGCAACGGTGGGCCTCCTGTGATTAAGGAATACATCAAAGAGTTCGTGAAGGACAACAAGACCGCTACCATCACCATCGTGATTGTGCTGGCGGTCGTGATGCTGCTGGCCACCCTGAGCGGATGCAAGGCAGATGACCTGATCCAGATCAAGACTCCGCCGGCAGTGCAAAAGGCCATTGGTGTGGAAAGCCAGATCTCTCTGGCCGATGCCGGCTACGCATGGAACGAGTGGTCCAGCCACATCAAGCTCAACTCCGAGCGGTTTGCGGCTGAGATCGAAGAGGGTCGGTCCACGTTGATCTTGATCAACAGCCTGACCGACATGGGACTCAGCGCCCTGAACGGGCCAATGCAAACCGTACCTGGTGGTGCGGTGATTGTCGGCGGTGTATCAATGCTCGCCGGTATCTTCGTTCGCAAGCCAGGAACCAAGAAGCAAATCGAAGCTGCTTGGGAGCAGGGCTTCGGTGAAGGCCAGGCGTTTCTAAACGTCGAAGAAGAGGGCGACGATGTCGGAGCTGAGGGCTGACACGATTACCTCGCTGACAACAGCATCAGTCAATTTCCCGACTGGCATGTTTGTCACAGGCAACGCAACGGTCAACGGCAACGCTGCTGTTAGCGGCAACGTGACTGCTTCTGGCAACGTAACAGTAACTGGGGGAGTCACGGCAAGCACGCTGCAAAGCAGTGGCACTACGTCTTTGACGACTGCAAACATCACCAATGTGAATTGCACAAACCTTGATGTCACTAACCTAACTGTTGGCGGAACGACGTTTTCCAGTTCCGGGGCGTATGCCTTCTTTTCAGTGGACGTTGCATCGAATGATACGCTGACCTTTCTTGCTCGGTACAACATCAACTCTACACCGCCCGCGCCAGTTCAACAGTCCTCGGGAATTTTTCGATACACCTTCTTGTTTGAAACCCCTCGACCTACTGGCGATGACAACTACCTGGTGTTTACAAGCGTCAGCGGAACCGGGACAACTGACTATGTGTTGCTCATAACTAAAATCAACAGTGGCTTCATTCTCGAAGCAAAGGGTTTGGGTAACCAAGATGAATTTGACTGTGTGGTCTTTGAGGCTTCCTAATGACACAAATTAGCGTTAACGCGATAAAGGCAGCAAACGGCACAGGTGCAAGCACCGTTGGATCTCCGATCACGACGACAAGCCTTAGTACCACAAATCTTTCTTGCATTAATCTTGAGACAAACACAATGTCTGCAAGTGCTGGCGATGTGGATTCTGATGCGGGTTTTGTGTGTGATGGTCCAGACGACACGTTGACTGCACCATCTTTGAACATGTCTAATGCGCAATGCTTCAACTTCGCTACCGACAACATTCTGATCTCGGGAAGCAGCGATATAGCCAAACAACCGTACGCTTACTTTTGCTATGCATGGAATGGTAATGAAGTCATTCAACAAGGCTTGGTTGGAGTTAAATTTGGCGGTGGCGTATCAGACTCTCTCAACCCCCGATATGGCTTTCAGGCAAGTGACGACCCTGAAAGTGTGAAAGACAACGGCAGGCTGACTTATTTCCCGTTCGGAGCGCAAGCTCAAAACGGAATATTCACCTTTGCACCCAAGTATTTCCAAATGGTTTTTGACGAACCGCTTCCAAACACTAACTACACCGTGCTTATCAGAAGCAGAAAACTGAGAGGCACAGTAGTTGGGCCGCTTGAGTATTGCTGCATGCATAACAGTGATCGATTGTTTGGATCGGACTTTGAGGGCGGGCTAAAGCAAAGAGGCAGATTTACGATTGAAAGGCCAAATCTTAACAGCAACTCAAACGTCTATTTCTTCGGAATGGTATTCGCATAATGTCAGAATTAAGAGTCAACACTATTAGATCAAACACTGCCGGCAAAGTTACCTTTAGCCAAGCGGTTGAGTTTGCTGGCAGCGTCGATATCAAGCCAGGTGTAGATGAAGCCTTTACTATTGAAACAAGAAACAGTGGTGCTGCGCTGGGCAGGAAACTCACTCTGACTGGGTCTAAGTTAACTCTTGGTCCACTAGATGGATCAACCTACCCCACCAGCACTGGCTTTGAAATTCAAAAGGCAAATGGTCTTAATGCCATATCACTCAGCCCAACTGGAATTACAGTTGATTCAAGTGTTACCAGTATTGTTTTTGGAAGCAACACTAACATCACTTTCGGATCCGCTGCGGTTGGTGGAAATTTTGCTGTAGATGGAAATTGCACTTTCGGCAATTCAAACTCAGACAGTCATACCATTAATGGCGACCTGACAGTTACTGGAACAATTAGCCAGCAACAAGGCTTGTCGCCTGGGTTTGGATTCCATGCGTTTGGAGAAGTAGAGGAGTCGGTGAGCAGTGGCACTTTGGCCGGCACTCCCACCTTGGCCAACGGCTCCGGCGGCATCAGCAACGTGTCACACAACGCCGGCACATACACGGTCACCTTTGCTACCGCTACCGCAAACACAAACTACTCCCTTCTCATTTCTCCTCGGGACTCGATTGTTGCCAGTGGCCTGCCTCGAGCAACTGTTGAATCAATCGTCAAATCCACAACTGGATTTACCTTCCAAATATCAAACCACGCAAATGCCACCGGCACGATCGTGGTTGCATTCTCGGTGATGAAATAATGGCTTCAACAAAACTTGACCTGGTCAACGATGTACTTGAGCGAATCGGGAAACTCCCGGTATCTAACTTAGCCACAAACACCAACAGTTTGGCCGGCTTGGTCGAGCGAATGATCGACGCATCCGACCGAGAGCTGCAAGCCAGGGGTTGGCACTTCAACAGCAAACGCAACGTGCAGCTCACTGCCAACAGCGATGGCAGAATCATCATTGACACAATCGAAGGCTCCCGTGAAATCTTCCAAATCGATTCTGATGCAGAAGACGCTCACATTGACGTGGTTCGTCGAGACTCGATCTTGTACAACCTTAATGACAACACAGATCAGATCAGCAGCATCAAGGTTCAGTACACCTTCAAGGTCGATCTAGTCACTAATTCAGGCAGTGATCCAGTCGTACCAGAGTCATTTAGGAACTGGGTCGTCAGTAAGACTGCTCGTAGGTTTGATCGGTCGTACAACAAAGAGGACCGCATGACTCAGGTCTTGGTGGCCGAGGAGCAACTTGCACAATCCAACTTCTTCCGCGAAGAAATGCGGAACGCTGACGTTCGCGTTCTTGACACGGAAGACATGGCTCAGATTCGCGGTCGTCGCCGCACAATGAACAGGAGTATCTTCTAATGGCAGGCCCAGGATTCACATTCGTCGAGGCAATCAACGAGGTGGTGGAGACCATTGGCGAGTTCCCCATGAGCGGAGCCACTAAGCCATCGGGTCTGACCCCACCAGACACAACTTCGATTTATGCAAGAGCCGAAGAGTTCATTGACCGCTACAACAAGCGGGTTCAATCTCAGGGGTTCCCAGAGAACACAGTGTTTGGCAAGGCGTACACCCCGAATGGATCTGACAACAACAATGTGGATCTTGCCACGACTGTTCTAAGAATCCAGTCCAGCGGTCCAAGTGAACACCGAACCTTGGTACTTCGGGTGGACACCAGCGATAGCAGCACCCCTAAGATCTTCGACGCACGACTCAACTCCTTCGACCTTGGAAGCACCAGCACTGTGTTCGTGGACCAGGTGGATCTGTTGGCGTTCGAGGATCTGACGCCTCACTTGCAGGACGTAATTATCGGGATGGCCAAGGTGGCCTTCCAGCGCCGCATGCAGGGCAACCTGAACATGGACACCGCACTGATGCAGGAGTATGCTCAAGCCGAGGCACAGATCGAACGCAACATCGCAGACATCTCTTCGCAACCATTCAACCAGCGGCCCATGGTTCCTGGCATGGGTCAGCCGCAGCAGCAACGTGAACGATGACCACTAACAAGTTCACCAACGTAGTCCAGAACCTGAACCAAGGCATCAGCCAACAGGATGCCGCGTTACGGTTTCCAGCTCAGGTGGAAGACGCCACGAACATAATCTTTGACACTGCCTTGGGCGCTCGAAAACGTCACGGATCATTTACCAAGGGCGCTAGCAGCCCAATATCAAACGATTTCAAGTTCAAGATGCACAAGATTGAACGTGACGATGATGAAGAGTATGCGGTGATTATTGGTCGGCAAGCCGATAGTGTCTTCTTGGAAGTGTTTGATTTGGTGAATGATGAATTCGCAACAACAAACCTTAATGGCCAGGCGGCAGCGTACTTGGCACAGAACAATCCCCAGTACGACGACTACCGACTGGTAACGATTGCGGACACAACATTCATCGTCAACACTCTGGTCAACACATCTTTGACTAGCACCAATAGCGTCATTGACAATTCAAAAATGCCAGTCTTGTTAAAGAGACTTACCCTTACGCCATTGGTCTTTGACTGTCAGCCTGCAACTTTTGAAAACAAATCATTTAGGCAACAAGTTATGACTGCCACCATGGCGAATTCAACCTCTGAAATCCCTGAAGTCGAGGATACCTTCGGTCTGCGAATAGCAAGAGTGGCAGCAGGTTCTAACAAAACTACTGAGTATAAATCGTCAGTGGCATCTCGCATGGCCCACACTGCGGGTGCGAAAGAAGTGCAAGAAGCCATTGAGGGTAACGGAATAGACGAAAGACGAACAAAGGTCAACGATCAAAATGAGCCGACTGAAGAGTTCGTTGTAGAGCCAAGTGGCAAACTTGGAATGACCCGTGATGGTGACGGAGGTATATCGCCTTCAAATCAATTCATGACACTTGGCAAAGTCATATGCACTGGCGGGCCGTTACTAAGCGAACCCGTGAAGATTAACTTCAGTGCGGATGTTGCGATAGACAGACTTTTAGAACCTGACTCATCGTTGAGTCCCGAAGTAAATGTTGCTATTACACGGGGTGATGACAAGTCCGACCCTGCTCCAGAGTTTCTAAAACTTGGTCTTCCAATTCGAGATGTAACTTTCTTTCAGGGACGCTTGGCGTTTGCATCTGATGAGTTTGTTTCGTTTTCAAGAACTGACAATGTGTTTGCATACTTTCAGGAAACACCGATTGCACCTAATGCTGCGGACCCGATTGATCTACAGCTTGCCGCCAATGACGTAAACATCGTGGACTATTGCGTCCCATACCGTGGGAGCATTCTGGTCTTCACAAAGTCTGGCCGGCAGTTTGAAATTGGATCGAACGGCGTGTTTACTCCAGATACGGCTACGGTGACTCCTGCAACAAAGTATGACATCAGGCCAGCTCGACCACAGCTTCTTGGTGACAGGATTTACATGGCAGGGGCTAAAGATCAAAGTAGCTCACTTCTTGAATACTTCTTTAGCGACAACGCCGTATCAAATGTTGCAGAAGACGTGTCATTGCAAGTTACAAACCTTCTGCCAAAAGACGTGATTCGGATTGCTACATGCACTTCGCCATCGATGGTTTTCCTTCTGCCTCGCACTGCGGGAGATAGTGGAGACACCACTCTACCGCCCGTTGGTAACACTACCCAATCGGTGCTTGACGGAGCCAACGATACGGACGGAACCGACTTTTGGTATGAATCTAATACTTGGCAAGGAGGTATTGCCCCAGGTCCAGACAGAAACGCGGTGATTACTCCAGGTCACGTTGTTACTTTCGACGGCAACTACGACCCCCCTAGTTTCACTCAGATTTACAAAGAGCAAAATGACAGCATTGTTTCTGATATTTACGTTTACAACACCTACTTCCAAGGACGTGAACGTATTCAAAGCGCGTGGTCAAAGTTCAACTTCCAGGGTGACGCTATTCAAGACATCTTCTGTTTGGAAGACAAGTTACTTGTTCTTTGGAAGCACACCAGCCCAGCATCGGGTGTTACTCGATTGAAGATCGATCAGATCAACTTGGATAGTGAAGAAGTAACTTCAACTTTGCCGGCTGGATTTGAAGCCGCTAGAAATATCACGTTGGATCACATGTTTGTCATTGACTACACCAGTGGTTCCACGATCACTATTCCTGATGTGAGTGCTAGTGAAACCTATGACAAAATGGTGGGTCAAGATGGCACAGAATATAACATCACGCATGATGCAGCTTCCAACGGTATTACTTACAACGTGCCAGCGGGACTTGCACCGGGTTCGTACATCGTCGGAAGGTCTGTCAACGCTAATATTGTGATTTCTGAGCAAGTTGCCAGAACCCCTCAGAACAAACCAATAGTCAATGGAAGATTGACTTTGGACAAAGTTGTGGTTCGACACAACAACTCGGGTCCGTTCGACATCACCTTGAGCCACCGAACTCTTGCAACAACGCAAGTTCCCAACCGCGTGACTCAACGAACGTCAACAAGTGTTGATGAAGGGGATATCACGGTTCGTGTCAACGCCAAAGCCGAAGACACCAAGATCGAAATTCGTTCTAACAACTCATACGAGATGATCATCAGTGGGTATGAAGCTCACGGATGGCACAACACAATTACGGAGTAGCCATGGGTATTGAACTCGCAATCGCAAGCGCCATCGTGGGCGGTGCGGCTTCTGCGTCTCAGGCATCCCAAATGAACCGGGCTGCTCAGAATGCAGCAAGGCGAGCAGCCCAGCAAGCCGAAAAACGGTATGGGGCGATCCGAGAACGAGAGTTGATTCTGCGTGAACAGGTGTCCAAGCGATCTGACCAGCAACGCCTAGAGACCGTCAAGAGGTCTGCCCGAGAACGCGGTGCAAGACTGGCTGCTGCGGCTGGTGCTGGCGTTGGGTTCTCCGGTACGACTGCGACACAAGTCATGAATGTGTTTGACCGCCGGGACGAACTCATGGCAACCATCGGGTCCAACACCATGTCTGACCTGAAGACGATTGCCTCCCAATCTCAGAACCAAATCTTTGACACTGAAGCCGCCATGCAGAACACCATGGCTCAGGCGGAGTCGATGCTTTCATCCCCATTCCTTTCTGGTCTTTCAGGGGCGCTCAGTGGTGCTTCTGCCGGATACAACTTGGGTTCTGGCCTTGAGACGGCAGGCATTGGTCAGGGTTTCCAATTCATCCCTAGGAATCCATAAACATGGCAAAGCGCAACGTACGACAGCAGATTCAAGAACAGGTCTTGCCGGGGTCTATCGCCCCGAGCATGTCAGCGCCTCAGGTTCCTTCGCTGTCGCTTGCAACCCAGATCCGACCTGAACGTCCAAGCCAGGAGCTGCGACAGATCATGGGGGTCGTAGAGTCGCTTGGCCAGTTTGGGTCGACAATCCAGAGATACAACAAAGCCGAGGCTCTTGAGGAGTCTGGGTTCGCTGCTCGATCGTCCGTGGAGGACCGTGTGCCTCTGGTCGCGGCCCTTCGCAACGACACGCTAGACCAACTTGAGATCTCGCCGGCAAACGACCAAGCCGGTGTGGCTGCTGTCACGATGGAGGATCTTCTGTTCAATGCCATCGGAGATGCTGACACCCCAGAGGTCGGGATTCAGAACTGGCTGACTGGGCTGTCAGAGCCAACCATGAGTTCGTTCCGGTCTGACGATGCCAGAGACACCTACGAGTCAGGCTTCTACAACCCAGTGTTGCAGGCTGCAAACGACTGGTATCAAGGCAAACTCCAAGAAAAGCAGGGGATCATCCTGCGGGGTGTCTCGGAAGGTTTGGCCGCGAACAACGATCCAGTCAATTTTGGTGACTTGAGGTCGGAGACTGAGAAGTCTGAGTTTGTTGGAACGCTTTCAGATCTTGAAACTTCTGCGGTGCTGGTGGACGCTGCATCTGTTGCGGTTGGCATGAGTCGGTTCAGCAGAGCAAACGATCTGCTCGACCAGGTTCCAGAGTCAAACAGAGATGCCAACTGGTACAGGGCGTTCGGCCAGGCAAAAGAAGCATTGTCCCAAAGCGTGGGGGCATCAGTCACCAGCGAGCTGATGAACTTCGACATGGAGGCTGGCCCCCCAAACCTGAGTCAGACCGCCAGGTTCTTTGGTGAAGCCGAGCAAGATCCTGAGCTGGTCTCTGCTTTGAAAGTTTCGGTTAACACATACGCCGTCAACCCTGGAGTCATGCGTGAGGACAAACTGTCTGCACTTGGTCAGATGCTGGTCACCGTGTCGCCGTTCAGTTCAGCATGGAACGAAGTTAGCAACGCCATCGCACGGGTTCCTAACGAAGATTCCGAATCACAGCAGTTGGCTGACGCACGAAAAGAAAACAAGTATCAAGCCAAACTAATGTCACTTGAGCTGCTTCAGATGGGCAAAGTTGGAAACATTGACAGCGAAAATGATGGCTACGAAGCCCAGTACCGCCAGGTGCTAATCGACAAGTTTGGAGGTGACGGAAGAGACTTCTTCAACGACTACCAAGAACTCAAACTCAAAGAGCAGTATGCCGGCGACTCAAACGCGGACACCGACGCAACGGCTGCTGGCCTACTGCTTAAGATGCAGGAATTGTTTGACCCTACGCAGCAAAGAGAATTTATGAGAGGTGAAGTGTTTACCGCTGTCGAACAAGGCAAGATTACGTTCGCAGACTTTAAGAGCATTATGGCCGCAGCAGAGGCGGAAAAGAAATTAGACGCCTTCAAAGAAACAAGATACCTTAAAGAATTAGAGAAAGACATCGCGCAAACTTTCGTTGCAAGGACTGGGACTGAATCCGTCGTTGAAAATCTGGATGGTGTACTGTCTGTGTTATTAGGGGGGGATATTGACGAAGCAGCAGCGCGTCTCAAACTTAGAAGTTTGCTGTTCGATTTCAGAAATGACTACGCAACTTGGCTCAGAGAGAACGGCAGTTTGCTGGATTCTGATCCTGTTGAATTCAATAAACAATTGCGAGAAGAGTTGAAAAGGCTTGGAGAGCTGTACATTCCACAGGCCGGAGATGCTGGCTACTACTTCTCTAGCGAAGCACAAGAAAATAGGAATAATCCATGAGCGACGAATTGGTTGACATCGGACCAAACGAAGACGAACTCCGACTTCAAGAGGAGGTTGCCAAAGCGAAGGCGCTTGAAGCCAGTGCGCAACAAGAAGAGGACGACAAGATTCGTCTTGCTCAGTCGCTCGCTGAGTTTCAACGCAACAACCCGGACGTCAAAACCGATGGTCGAATCTTTGACCCCGAAGACATTCCAACTGGACCAACTCTTGAGGCAATGCCAGCAGATGAAGCCAGAAGGTTTGAAGAAGAAACCAAACTAGAAGAAGCCAAACAAGAATTCGTCGATGCTCCTGGGTCTACTTTGGGGTTGATTCAAGACACACCAGGTGGTCGGTTTGTAGCCGATCGTGCTTTCAAGTACGCCTACTACTGGGGCAACCGTGCCGACGAACCGTTCTGGGCCGTCCAGGCATTCAACGGTGATGGGATGATTGAGGATTACAACAACCCTTTCATGGGCGCTGTTCATTCGGTGCGTCGTGGTGCTACAAAGGGCGGTATCTCAATTGCCAACAGCCTGTACAGCTTTATGGGCGCTGACTTGGACTACCTGCCAAACCCCCAAACCGCCTTGACTCCTGTTGATTATGGCGCTGAAGGAGAGGGAGCCGCCGACACGGTGTTCGCACTTTCTGAGGGCTTCTCTCAGTTCATGGTTCCGTTTGTCATGTCTGGGGGCAGCAGTGGTGGATTTACTCGGGCATACGGGGTTGGGGCAGTTATTGATTACAGCGCGTTTGACCCAAGGAATGGCAACGCCACCACGTTCCTTCGCGAACTAGGTGTTGGCAAAGAAACCCTTGCGAACTTAGATGCAAAAGAAGTTTACGAAAAGGATGGCGAATACTCTGCGCGACTTCGCAGTTTGGCTGAAGGTGGCGCGTTGGGTCTTGGTGCTGATGTCACTTTGAGAAGTGTCCTCCGTAGCTTGAAAGCGTTGAGAAGAATCGGAAGCGAAGCCGTTGAAGATGCTAGAAACTTCTCTAGGCTCAGAAAACTTCTGGATGTGAGCGGAGACAAAATTGGAGCAGGTGGGCCTACAGGTTTGCCGGCATCGATCTTAGACACGCCGTTGAGCCAAGAAGGCGCAAAGGCTTTCAACAGTTTGATCGCAAACTACCTCGCAAGAAATGCGAGGGCAGCAGAACTTCTTCGTAGAAATCCAGAAATCTCTGTCGCCAAAGTCCAATCCATAATAGAAGGGGAGTTCCCATCTCCTGAGATAGATGATTTGGCAAGAGATGCATTCGCCCAAGCGGCTTACACGACGGTTTTGGGTAGCCCAGCGGAAGCGCCTCTTGAAACCCTCCGTGCAGCATCACAGATGCTTGACCCAAACCGAACCTACATTCAAGGCACTGTGACTGAGGAACTTGGTCGCGAAGCAAATCAGGTGCTGTACCAATCTCAAGACCCACGCACCATGGCTGAGACGGTTGCACGAAGCGAGCGAAGCCAAGGGCCAGGCAGACTGTCTGCCGAGATGACGGCACAGATCAAAGCGTTTGCTGAAGAAAACGGATTGTCCAAAGCCAACGTGCAAGCACTTCGTGAGCGTGTTAGCCAGTCCCTGCAAGACTTTCCGCTGTCGGAGTGGGACAAGTTGGAGCCAGCCTCTGGAGCCACACCTTTCATCGCGTGGAAAGAAGGCGGGGTCGGAAAGTTTGACCCCAGGAATCGAGATCTCCCGCAGGTGGACATTTCATTCGCGCCTCGACCCTACTCGTTTGCGGACACAAATCCCAAAAAAAGAACTGGCAAAAACGTACGCTTTGGATCACCTGAAGCAGACGCTCGGGTAGATCAGATTGCAACACGCGGCGTTGCCGAGATTGATGCTTTGATGCAACGTGTTCAAGCTGGCGACATGCAGGCTCAAAACATTTACCATGCCCGAGGCTGGTATGCGGCCATGCGGAAACGTCTTGGCCGAGAGTGGGGTAACAGCGCCCCATTGTTTGCTGAACTCCTTGGGGCTTTGTCTCCTAGAACCAAGGTTGCCGAAAACTTTGCGTCAACTATTGATGTGATGCAGCAGTACTCTCGCGGTACGTTTGATGACCTGCTCAACGACTATGTCACCCACTTGGACAATGGCGGCTCTTTCAAAGACTGGGTCGAAGGTGGCAACCCAATCATTGGTACTCGAGGACGAATGGCTTCCAACGCTGACTTCAGCGCCCAAGCGGGACTCAGTCGTTACGGCATCAACTCTCAAAAGGTGATGGACACTCTTGCCGGCCACTGGATCTCCAACCGATTCGATAGGTTCATCTTTGACCCTGACCAGGTCGACGACTACGTTCGACGCGGAATCCTGAAACTACCGTTCGACGAAAATGGTCGTATTGAAGCAGAGACGTTGAGAGAAATTGGACTTGAAGCGTTTGAAGATTTGCCTCCTGAGTTTGAGCGGATGGGCTTCAGAGCCATCGTTGATGATCTGAAGTCTGCTCTGACGAAAGCAAAAGCAGGGGACTCACTTACTGAGACTCAAGATGCGTTGCTCCAGATCCTCGAGTCAGCCTCGTATCGTGGCGCTCAAAACCCTATCGAAGGTGCTGCTCCCAAAGCAATCAACTTTGCTTTGAACTTGGGTGCATCAAGAAAAGGAAGCCGAGCTGGCGTAGCCGCTGTAACTCGTGCTGCAACAATTGACGTGTGGGCTGCGCGGTTCCTCAACCGCATGTCAGGCTCAAAGCCTGTGCCGCCAGCAGCAGAGCAAGGCGTGGCCGGCAACTTTGCTACAGCCAACCAGGCTGCTGACTTCAGGCTGGATGCTACATCGGATGCAGGCGCTGCCACCAGCCAGTTTGGTATTGGCCAACGAGCCATGGACGAGATTGCCACACGTCTTCGTGAGAAGTACCCAGAAGAGTTTGGAGACATGAGACCAGACGACCTTCAGGCCATGGTCTGGTTCCTCGAGAAAGAGCGATGGAGCAAGCGAGGCTGGACCAACTCCGCTGGCGCTGATGGATCGTTTGACCTTGAGGCTGATAAGTTCTTCAGCAATGCAGAAACCGCGAGAGGATTGGGAGACCAAACGCTGGCGAATGCTCAATCGGATTTGACTGGACGTGTGACCCTGGGTGCATCAACAGTCACTGATAATCCACCTCGACAAATTGGAGACTTAGAAGTTCGAGCAGCATTGCCAGTGGACGATGCAGAAGCAACCACAATGATCGAAGCTGCTCTGAGTGCTGACGACACAGTGCTTGGATTCAATGTTGGCAAGAACACTGGATTGTTCCTCAAGGAAGGCGAAGACTCGATTGCTGCCGAAATCACATATGGCAGATTCCGAGGACTGGCTGGCCAACAGCAGTTTGACAGAGCATCAGGCCGCACTGTTTACCCGTTGCAGGAAGAACCTACACTGCAAAGCATTCTTACTGTTGCTGCGGATTTGCAACAGAGGTTCCAGCAAGACAGCGTGATTGTCTCTCGTATTCTCGACAACACAACTACTGGAGACGGAGCTGTACCGCGAGACATGACGGTCGACGAACTGCTGACTCAGTTCCCCAACGCACGACCTGGTCTGGAAATATTCTTTGATTCACCAAAGACCAGAGAAGAACTTTCTGCACTAATTGGCCGCATGGGCGGGCGAGTAGAAGGTCTCCAAACGATTCTGGATGTGCAGCCTGGTGCAACAAGGGCCGCAGAATCAACAGACCGGATTATTGGAATCCGAACTCAGTTCATTCCCGAGTATGTATGGGGTCCAACAGAGCAAGCGCTAGACGCAAACACATACAAACTGCGGATGGCTGAAAAGTTTGAAGAGTACTATGTTGATATATTCCGTGACGTTGCTCTAGTTGACGGTGTTGCACGGATCGATCCAATCGCTGTTGACACTGCCGTGATAGGCGACAGCCTGCAATACACACAGAAAGCTGATGAGGTATTAGGAAATGCTGAACGAGATGCTGAAGAAGTCGTTAGAGAAGTTTGGGACGGACGACCCTGGAACGAAAGAACTTCAGGCCGCACTGAACCGCCGGAAAGCCCAGACGCCGGAGGCCCAAGAGAAGAACCGGATCCTCCTACAGACGGTGGCGACCAAACCCTCTACCAGTCAGACCCTTCGCAGCCGGGCGGAGAAATCGTCAACCCAGGCGGGCGTGCGATTGTCGACCAAGACGCAGGAGTCGCCATCCTCGGCTTCTACCGAGCAGCCGATGGCACAACAGCCATCCACGAAGCGGGACACGCCATCAGAGTCACCGCCTTCGGACGACGCTCCAAAGCAGGCATAGGGCCAGTACAGGAGGAATCTGTCCTCCGTGTCGAAGAGCAGTACGGCGTCAAAGGCGGCAACTGGACTCGGGCGCAAGAAGAGAAGTTCGCTGAAGACTTTGTGGCTTGGATTGCGGACGGCGGACCACGAGGCCAGCTCCACCGTGACTTGCCGGAAGGTGTCCAAGATGCATTTGAATTCGCTGGCGCACATACTCGAGAAGTTCTGAAAGACTCTCGGGATGCTGGCGTCAAAATGAATGCAACTGCCGGCAAGATGCTCGACGACTTGCTTGCAAACAATGTCTTGCCCCAGAAGTACGCACCAGGTCGGTACGTTCGCATGGGCAACTTTGACAAATTGATCAAGCAGATCGAAGAGGCAGAGGCCGCAGGCGAGGACTGGACTCAGATTGTCAAGCCAGAGGACATCCTCGGCACGACCCGTGACAAACAACTGGCTGAAAGGTTTAGTGCGGAGACTCCAGAAGATGCTCTCAGAATGATCGCGTACATGAACGCATTCACCCGTGAGCTGATGGAACGGGACGTTCTGGTCCGACCACGCAACGTCGACGCAATGCGTCAGATGGCTATCGAGCGGTTGAACATGGCGCTTGGTCGAGACAATGTCGACATCGAGCAGACCATGAGCGAACTGCTCAGTGGCGTTGACATGCGAGTCACAACTGGGCAAGGGGCTTTGGACTCCAGAGTCATGGCTTCAAACATGCTGCTGGCCATGAAGGCACAGGCACTTGTGTCCGCTGCCAAGCGAGCCAAGGCTGGCGACAAGGTGGCGATCGCAGAAATGCACAGGGCGGCGCTGGAGTACCAGGTTGTTCAATCGTCCGTCGCTGCTGCTGGCACGAACTGGGGACGTGCTGGTGTGGCAATGCAGAATGTGAAGCTGCCATCTCCTGACGAGTTGCAATCAGTCCAAACTGCTGACGCATTCTTGGTCTCACTTGGCATGGACGAAGGTGCTTTGGTTGGCGACAGCAACGCTCTTGCTGAAGCGTTGACTCAAGTCGAATTGCCTGATGACTTGGGCTTCGTTGGCAAGGTTGTTCGTGAGATGGGCAAGAACGGAGGCAAAGTCAACAATCGTGCAATGAGCATGATCCGAGAGTACTACGTCAACAACTTGCTTTCAGGACCAAAGACGTTCTTCACTCTTAGTGTGTTCTCACCAATGCTGAATCAAACCGTTGACTCTTTGAGCAAGACGATGGGGGCTATGGGAATGATGGCCACTGGAAACATCACTGGAGGCACGCAAGTCATTCGTGAGCAACTCAACGCTATTGGCTACGCTCGCCAGTCACTTGCTGCTTCGTTTGAATACATGGTCCGAACACTCAAGACTGGCGAGGCCACTCTTATGCCAGGCGTCCACTTGGATGACGCGACCAGAGGCCCAGCCATCCGATCAGACTCAAGCAACCCACTGATTCGTGGTGCTGTCAACGGAGTTGGTGCAATTGTTCGCACTCCATCCCGCGCGATCATGACGTTTGACGAGTTCTTCCGTCAGATGAACGCCAGGGTTGCTCTGTCTCAGAAGTTCATGCCGGAAGTTCAAGAGCGAGTTATCAAGGCTGCAATCGATCGAGGGGACTTGCCGCCAGAACCGACCAGCCTGCAACGGCAGTCTTACATCGCACAGAACCGATCAGACATTTCTCGACTGGTCGAGAATGAAGTGGACAATGTCATTCGTGACGGTCGACTTCGTGACGGTTACACCATCATTGATGAAGCTGTCAACAGACCGGAGATCGCTGCGATTGACAATGAAGTCGACAGGATCAAGGCGATCCAAGACTATTACAACACGGAACACACCGACACTCACAGCAGGAACGTGGGATACGGCAAGGACTATGCGACCCGTGCGGTGTTCCAGGGGGAACTTGGTCCTCTTGGCAAGCAGATTCAGTCTTTCCTCGACAACTCCATGGGCGGCGCGCTGCGATTCGTTGTGCCATTCTTCAGAACACCTTGGAAGATTCAAGAAAAGTTCTTCTCGTTGGCTCCGACCAACGTGCTGGCTGAAGTTGTCAACAGAACCAGAAGACTGGTAGGCGGCGAAGGATTTACTCTTTCAAGAGACAATGCTCTTTTCAACGTTCACAGAGACACCATGGCTGACTTGGCTTCTGGTGACCCAAGACGTATTGCCGAAGCACGCGGTCGACAGATCTTTGGCACTGGCTTTGCGTTGTTCGCATACGACATTGCCCAAGACGAAGAGGTTGGTTTGACTGGCGGTGGTCCAATGGACTTCAACGAACGCGCACAGCTTCGAGAAACTGGTTGGCAACCATACTCATTCCGTATCAAGACTGGCGATGATGAGAAGGGCGAGCCGGTCTACAAGTACCTGTCCTACACGGGGTGGGATCCCTTGGCTCAGTACTTGGCTATGGCTGCTGACACCTTTGAGTACCTCGAGGATCAGGCTGACAATCTTTCAGACAACGAAGGCGCGGCATTTATCTCATCGATGATCCACACTTTCGGCGCTCAGATGCACGAAAAGCCATACATTCAAGGCATTTCAAACCTGGCGAAGGTCATGCAGGACTCAGACCCAAGAATGCTGGAGAACTTCTTGCGAGGTCAGACCCAAGGCTTCATACCATTGGCGTCAGCTCAAGCTCAGATTGCCATGGCGAGAGACCCAATTGTCCGAGACTATCGAACCTACCTCGACTTCTTGCGTGGTAAGACCGCGATGTTCGGGAACCTGAACGAAGGCATCCCACCGAAGTACAACGCCTTGGGCGAGCCTGTTCGAGCTATGACCGAGACTTCGATGGACGCCTCAATTCTTGGCATGCCGGCAAACTTCAACAACAGAATCAACGTCAGCAAGTTGTCTCTGATGACCGACGATCCCATCTTGAAAGAACTTGATCGGGCTGGCGTGGTTCTACGACCACCCAAACCTGTTTACCTCGGCACGCTGGACCTTCGTGAGATTCCGGCCACCGTGGGAGAGTTCACCGCCTACGACCAGTGGATGCGGAACATGACCAAAACATACCCATCACCAAAAGGCCCAGTAACCCTCAGAAGCACTCTGCAACTCTTTATTGATGAGATGGACGAGAAAGCCCCAGGATTCTTGAGATTTGACCCAGACCCTGTAACTGGCAAGATGCCAGCGGACAGCATCAAGTCAATCGTTTCGGGCTTCCGGCAACTGGCTTGGGCAACAACTCTTCAAGAAAACCCAAAACTCAAGGCTGCTTGGCTTGAACTGAAGCAACAGCAAATTGACGCTTTGGATCAAAACATCCAAACCAACACTCCTGAAGGTTCGCCGCTGCGTAAACGATCTAGTAATGCCAGACAGCAAGTGAATCGCAGACTCGAAGCACTGATTGGAGGTCTTGACCAATGACCATCGACAACATGGGAAATGAGTTTGACCAAGCGCTCCTCAAGATTCTGCGTGAGGGTCGCCGGATAATGGACAAAAACGGCGAGGTGCAGCAGGTTGAGGCATCGGCGGCAGACCTCCAGGTCATTCGTCAGCGGCTCAAAGATTGCGGTGTTACGTCGGTCCCAACTCAGGGAAGCCCGATTGCCAACATCGTTGAGCAGATGTCCAAGACCGGCTTCAAACTTCACGATTTAGACGCCTCTGACGATGCCGCTACTGCATAGGAGCATTCATGGAAGACACTCGTAGCGAAGGATACCCCTTCGTATTTGTCGACTGGGTCGACAGTTGTGAGCCAGTACCCAACTCTGATATCACCGCATACGAGTTGCCTGAGCCACAGAGGATCTTCCAAGCTGGTTTCTTGGTGGCGGACGCCGAGGACCATGTAACCATCGCAGGTGCAATCAAGCCTCAGTTAGAGACTTACGATTATGTGATCACGATCCCCAGGGTCGCGGTCGTTGCCATCAGATATTTGCAACCTGCGGATGACAAAGAGATTGTGGGATGAAGTATTTACTGGAACCCATCTCCAGAACGGTGATGAATGTCCATATCGACGCACAATCTCCCAAATTCGAGCAATGGTTCTTGCTTTCTTCGGACAGGCATCACGACAACGCACACACCGACTGGGATCTCGAAAAAAGACACTTGGATCAGTGCGTAGATCGTGGAGCTGGCATCATCGACGTTGGCGATTTGTTCTGCGCCATGCAGGGCAAGTGGGACAAACGGGCCGATCGGTCGGCGTTGCGAGAGGAGTACCAGTATGGGCAGTACCTGGACCGATTGGTCGAGGTCGCGACCGAGTTTTACAGCCCGTACGCCAGGCAGTTTGTGCTGATCGGGCGAGGCAACCACGAAACCGCGATCTGCAAACGGCACGAGACGGATCTGACGGATCGGTTGACTCAAGCTCTGATGACGAAGACGGGGGAAGAGGTCCATGCCGGCGGATATGGAGGCTGGGTCCGGTTTATCTTCAAGCGGACCAACACTTCCAAGAAAAGAATCAATCTGAAGTACTTCCATGGCTCTGGGGGCGGCGGACCTGTGACCCGTGGCGTGATTCAGACCAACCGAATGAGCGTGTTTCTACCGGACGCCCACCTGGTCGTGTCTGGTCACACGCACGATCAGTGGCAAGTCCCAATCGCCCGTGAGCGTCTGGCCAAAAATGGCGAGGTTTTCATGGACGAGCAGACGCACATTCGGTGCGGGACATACAAAGACGAGTACGGCGATGGATTTGGCGGTTGGCACATTGAACGTGGCGGACCCCCAAAGCCAATCGGCGCTCAGTGGCTACGATTTTACCGAGACGGAACACACATCAAACATCAAGTAGTGAGGGCTGACTAATGGCAGTTGCAACTGGAGATAGCAGCAACACTGATACCAAAACTTTGCTGCAATTTGTAGATGTCAACTCCGATCCATGTGTTCGGTTGGATGGAGTGGTTAACAAAAATCTCAGCAACAACAAAAGAGAGTTGTTTCATCCAAATGACACAATTGATGGCAAGTTTGCTTCTGATTTCCCCGGTTCGAGTAGCGGTTTGTTTTTGTCAGTGCTGCCCGGAGGATCTTTTCAATTCATCGCTGGAGATATAGATTCCGGTGATCAGACGATAGTCACTTTGGAATTCATTATCAGAGGCGAAAGTCAGTACAAATCGGGAGAAGTCTTCCGAGAGTGCAACCCATTTGTAGAAATTTATGGTGCTTACCGAGACCTTTTGTTCGGCAGCTTTGTGTTTCAATTTATTTTCCCAGGGGGGCCAAATGCTGTTCCACCAGACGGCGCTTCGGCTGGAGATTCCACCATCGATGGTGATGTAAAATTTCAAACGATCGAAAATTACATTGGCTCAACTAATGCTGGTCCTCTTCCCAAACTAACTATGGCTGTCAGAGACCATACAAATGCTTTTGCCAGTAGCTTCAACAGTTTGGATACTGGTGGCGCGGTGACATTTGTATTTACATTCCCCAAGGGTTTAGACGCAAACAAGCCATGTGGCCGTGATCGGCTGGCTGGAACTGCTGGAAGGCTTCGGACCCGACGATGAACCAAGAGGAGAAGGCCCGTGAACTCATCTCAAGACTCGCGAATGACTTCGAGTTCTTCCTTGAAACGCTCTGGGTCGAGATCGGACTACCGCCGATCGCAGAACACCAGAGGTGGATCGCGAGGTTCCTCCAAGACGGGCCACGCCGGCGGGGGATACGAGCGTTCCGTGGGGCGTCGAAGACGTTTGTGACTCTGGGATACGCCACCTGGCGTCTCTTCAGGAACCCCAACGAGCGGGTTCTGATCATCTCCAAGTCAGAAAAGCACTCCAAAGACTCCCTGTACATGGTGCGAAAGTGGATTGGACAAGTGCCATGGCTCCAGCACATGACCCCCGACCGCAAGGGGGGGCAGCGGGATAGCGCCACCAAGTTTGATATTGGGACTTCGGACAACGACCGGACGCCATCATTCACCGCCGCCTCCATCACGGGCCAGATCACTGGGTCTCGAGCAAGCCTGATCATCGGTGACGACATCGAATCGATGCAGAACTCGATGACCTACGAGATGCGAGAGCGTCTTCGGAACGAAGTCACCGAGCTGGACAACATCATCGTCCCTGGCGGTGACGTGATTTTCCTAGGGACGCCGTTTCACCAAGAGTCGCTGTACGACAAGATGATGGACGCGGGCTACAAGTTCCAGTGCTACCCCGCTAGGATCCCGCAGGAGAGCGAGCAGACCGACGACCTGGCCCCTGAGATTCAGGAGTTGATGTACGACGGCATGAGGCCAGGAACGCCCGTATGGCCGGCACGGTTTGATGACGACGAACTGACTGAGCGTGAGGCTTCTGAGGGTCGATCTCTGTTTGCCATGCAGTACATGCTCATGACCAAGCTGACTGATGGTCTTGAATACCCGCTCAAGCTGGCGGACCTGGTCTGCATGCACACCGAAACCAGTTCAGCGCCCATGACCGTAGCGTGGGGGATGACTGACAAGTACGGATCTTCGACCCGGATGGAGGAGATCCCCAGTCTGGGCTTCGGATCAGACGGGTTCCACTCCCCAATCATGTACTCCGATGACTGGTCCGAGTACACGGGCGTCAAGATGTGGGTTGACCCCTCTGGCCGAGGCGCTGATAAGACCGCATTCGCCATCATTGGCGAGCTGAACGGCTATCTGCACGTCCTGCGGCTGTCTGGCCTCGAGGGAGGCTACTCCTCTGGCGTGCTGTCTTCGCTGGCGAACGAGGCCAAGCGGCACGGTGTACGCGAGATCTTCGTCGAAGACAACTTCGGGCAGGGGATGTTCGTGGAGTTGTTCCAGCCATACATCCATCGACTGTTTGACGACGATTGGGGAGCGTCAATCAACACGGTTCGGGTTGCCGGCCAGAAGGAAGTGCGGATTCTGTCCGCCTTGGAGCCGATCACGAACCAACACCGGCTGATCATTCCGCCGGCGATCGCCACGGATCAGGAGTTTCAGCGGCAGTACACGCGACTCACCCGAGAACGCAACTGCCTGAAGCACGATGACGAGATCGAAGCACTTGCCATGTGCGTCAAAATGTGGCAAGAGTCGATGGGCGTCGACCCCCAGATCACTGCGGAGAGAAGAAGATCGGAAGCCAAGGAGCAGGCTCTCCGTGAGCATTACGAGGCAATGGGTCTCGCATGCATGCCAGCTCCAAGATTTATACAACACTGAGGATTCTCATGCCAAATGTAAACGGTAAGAAGTACCCCTACACCAAGGCTGGTATGGCTGCGGCAAGGGCTGCTAAGAAGAAGAAGAAGAAAGTCACAAAGAAGGCTGGAAATGCACGGCGCAGGTCGATGTGAGTTCGCAGCCGCCAAGAAGCGGAACGCAAAAACCATCAAGCGAGCGCCCTCCGCCAGGCGGAAGGCGACCAAACCTCGAAAGAAGGCACGCCGTGGCTAAAAAGAAAAAAGGTAAAAAAGACGCTTGCTACCACAAGGTGAAAGCCAAGGCAAAGGTCTTTCCTTCTGCGTACGCCTCTGGTCGGATTGTGCAATGTCGCAAAGTTGGTGCGGCCAACTATGGCAACAAGAGCAAGAAGCGTAAGTAATGGCAAAGAGAAAAGCCAACAGTCTGCGTACCTGGTTCAGTAAGAACAAGGGCAAGGGTTGGATTGACTGCAAGACCGGCAAACCATGCGGCAGAAGCGGTAAAAAAGACAAAAACCGCCCATACCCCGCCTGCCGGCCAACCATGGCCCAGTGCAAAAAATCGGCTGTCAAACGCAAAACCGGACCTGGTCGTGTCAACTGGAAAGGGCGGAAGTGACCTGCCCCAAGTGCGAAGAGCGACAGGCTGAAGAATCTCAGAAGCTCTCTGATTGCGAGGGTCGATGCAAAGAAATCAGTGCCAAGAACCAGCGTCTTACGTTGGCTCTTACTGTTGTTTCTACGCTTGCCGGCAAAGAGTCATTGGATTTTGTCTTGGGTCTCTCAACAACGATTGGCTCAATCGCAGCAGCTACAGGTGTCGGAGTGCCGGATAGCGTCGTCGCGCTTGAGGTCGTGGACCAAGATGGGAGTCTTGTCGCCAAGGCCGAGGCCAGCGATGTTGAAGTTGAAAAACTCGAAAGCGCATTCCCAACAGATGTCGTCTCTGGTCATCAGGATGTCCAGTATTTTTCTGACGCTGTAGGTAGCTACCTGCCCGATGCCGCCATTCTGCTCACCGATCCCAATCAAAGCCTCTTCCAGGCCATCGAGCAAAATGACCTCCTCGTCGATCCATTCGTTGCTTTCGGTGAAAGTGGGCAAGAGATGCTCCTTTTTGATTTGGGTTTGTGGGAAGATGAGTATACGTCGATTCCCGAGGCAGGGGTTTTGCCTGTTGTTGGGATTCTCAGTTTATTTCCTAGAAGAAGGCGTTCGT